AGTGGGGTAGTGATAAGTAGTAGAGAAAATTAGAAATTATAGCATTCAGAGACCTGTATCTTTCAACGTTAGATACAAACCAATAAACAACTGTCAAAAAGAACATTTGTGCACGATATTGTTCAACATCCTCAGAAGAAAACGTTTGAAGATTATCATCATTAGTCAGCCAGTTCAAAAAGCCAATGCCATCCTCAGCTGATCCATAAGGATTCTCTTTGAGGACAGCAAGAAAAAGCTCGGCTTTGGGTATCCTCTTGCCTTGCTTAATAAACAATGACAACCAAACAAACTTGGCGATAGGGTAATTGGGGTTCCTCATGAGGTAGGTGGGGTCAAGACCTTTAAACTCAGGTAAGGAACGAGCAACATGGTTGGGGATACCAGTCACCAAACCTTCACGGACTTTAATGATGCCATAAAGAAATTTCTCGGCTAGAGGGATTGACGGGTTCCAGCTAAGGATTTTAGAATGGTCACGAGCCATTTTGGTGTGGGCGACATCCTGGGGCTTTAACGCTATAGTCATCACTGACATGTAAGTAGGCCAACGGTGTAGCTTAAGCCACGACCTGATATTGGCGGTTTTGCCAACATACCTAGCCCGCTCAGATCCAAGTTCCACCACAACGCCAACCATATCCCCATCGGCATCGTGTTCCTTGGTGATGACGACCTTATCATAAAATCGAAGCATTATTTGAGAAGCCTCGATAATGTACTCATCTGTCAACAACTCGTAAACATCATGAAGATGAGCGGTTAAGTACGCAGACCCGATGACTCCCTCGATATGCTTCATAAGAAAAGCAATATCAGAGAAACCCGAGACACGCGTGCGATATTCTGTTCTTTTGGCTAATAAGGCAATTCTATCACCCGCTATTGAATAGTCGGGGACAGGATAGCCCAACACATTATAATAAAGAACACTCTTAGAAGGAACAGCTATAGGACGCAACCCGACCAAGGCCAAGTTATCAAAGCCTTCGGCCTCTATTTCTATGATCATCCCAAATTGGTCTTTTATATACTGAATGACTAAAGGCCAAATCTCAGGTTGATTAGATCCAATAGCGTCATCATCACCGGCGTTTCCAATTATATTATGATCCCAGAATTCACCGGGATCCAAACCAGTGACAATAGACCAAGCTGTCAAAATTATAAGACGGAAGGCGTCACGATTATCAACGCCGGTGTTGCCTTGACCAGTCATAAGACCTTGAGTGTGAGGCAATTGCTGGCCGTCAGCTAAATTAATGAGGCCGGCGTGTCGCAAGGCTATATATGTCGCCCAATTCTGTGATTCAAGAATGGGCTTAATGAGTTGTCCATCATACCCTAAAGATCGCAACTCAGCAAGGGCGTCAACTGATATAACAGGGGGCAATTTAGAGTCAAACTCAGAAGCATCAGCCATAATAACTGATCTCATACTCTTCAAGGCATCGTAGAAGGGCCGAAAGCCACCTTCAGTACGTGGAACTGCATTCATGACAAAGGCGTCTATAGGGGGTTGCCTCCTAGTGACTTCGACAGAAGAACAATAC